ATGCGGTCTAACTTGCATAGCTACTGGAATAAAGATCTGAGCCATACTAGAGTATTTGGTAAATCCATGGGTCACTGGCTATCAAAATTCAAAAAGTCATTTAAGGGTGGCTGGTCTAGTTTAGGCACCGGCGTTCGTAACATATTTAAAGGTCTTTGGAAAGACCTAAAAAAGTTTGCTAGAGATGGCATGAACGATGTTATCGACCTTATCAATGGTGGTATCAATGCGGTTGATAGTGTTATCCATACCTTTGGTGGCAAGAAGAAAACCATTGCTGACTTGCATCATGTTCATTTTGCCGAAGGTACTGGTATGTTTAGCGGGGCACGGAATCCAATTACCAAGCCTACTATGGCTATGCTCAATGATGGTAATGATAGTCCCCAAACTGGTAACAAAGAAATGGTCATGCTACCTAACGGTGACTCAGGCATTGTTCAAGGACGTAACACTAAAATGCTGTTACCCGCTGGATCAGAAGTGTTAAGCGCTAGTGAGACAGCTATGGTAATGGCAATGCAAGGCGTGACTAAGTACGCTAAAGGTACTGGGATATTTGGTGACATTTTAAACAGTGTTACTAGTGGGATTTCAGGCGTCACTAGCTGGGTTGGTAAAAAGGTTAAGGGACTAGAGAAGTTCTTTAATACCGCTGAAAATATCATTGCTCACCCGATTAAGTCACTCGAAAACCTGATTAGCTGGTCGTCTAAAGGCATATCGGGTGTCATGAGTAACATTGGCCACGGTCTATTTAATGGCGTTGAGAAGCAAGCTAAGACATGGTGGTCAACCCTATGGGGCGGTGTTAGCGACAGCCTAGACAGTGGCGCTTCTAAATCTAGTGGCTTGTTAGGTACCATTAAAAAGCAGGTAGGTAGTGGTTTCTGGTCATTCATTAGTAAGCTAGCTGATATGTTTGGCGATGATGGTGGTGGATCCATTGAGGGTGGCGCTATCACTCATAGCATGATTAACCGAGCCTTGAAAATGACTAAAGTACCAAGAAGGTATTGGTCTAAGATGCAGTCAGCCATTATCAAAACTGCTGATAGTGAAACTGGTAACCGCAATATCATGCAAACTATCTCAGATGTCAACTCTGCTAATGGTAACCCAGCCGGTGGTCCATTGCAGTTTACCAAGACAACCTTTGATGCGTTTGCGTTTCCGGGTCATCACAATTTCAGGTCTAGCTTTGACCAAGTATTGGCATTCTTGAACAACTCTGATTACTTGCATGCGACTGGTAATACCTCAATTTGGGGTCATGCTAAGTACGACTGGCTCCATAGTGGCCCACAAGGTCATAAGCGGTTTGAAAATGGTGGCATTATCAACACTAACCAGTTGATTGAGGTTGCCGAGCATAACAAGCCTGAAATGGTCTTGCCACTGACTAATAAATCACGGGCTAACCAGTTAATCGCACAGGCTAACCAAGTGGTAAATGGCAACAATGGTAGTCAGATTGCGTCTAATAGCAGTGAAAGTAGTGAGAAGCTTGATAAAGTCATCTCACTATTGGCGGCTTTATTAGCTGGTCAAGGAAACGTACAAGCCGTTATTTCTAACGATTCCATAGTTAATGCAAACAAGAATTACACTAAGAAGACTTCACAATATTCGCAGATGATGGGCTATTAAAGCCATCAATTAAAGGGTTGTCCTTAAATGGGCGCCCTTTTTACATAGCTAAACTTAAAAGGAGGTTAAATCGTGACCTTACAACGAGATGATTTTGAATATGCCGGTTTAAATAGCCGGGACGATTTACAGGTCGAGATGGGTAACGTGGTATTGCCTAGTGCACCGGCCATGGCTGAACAGGTGACTGATATACCAGCCATGTATGGTAACCAATTTAATGGCACTGACTTTACTAGTCGGACGATTAGTATACCGGTATCCATCTACTGTGCTGATAATCAAGATGCCTTTAATCAGATAATGCACAATTTAAGCGGGTTGTTGTTAAGTGATGACCCTAGCGATACTGGTAAAGAGTATCCACTAGTATTTGGCTTTGAACCTAAAGTGACCTATTGGGGGCATATTACCGCGATTAGTGATCCGGCCCCGATTAACGTGGGTATGTATGACATGACACTAACCATTACCTTTGTGCAGTCTGACCCACGAGCAACCTTGCCACAGGTTGAGAAGCCTTTAAATAATGGATTAAACACAATTACTGTTGATGGCACCGCTAGAACAGAGCCGGTTATTCAAGTCGTGCCCAAGCGGGATTTAAAATACATTGGATTCAGTCTTAACGGGGGATTATATGGTGTTGGGCCAGAAGACCCGGCTGACCAAGATACTGCGGTGCAGCCTTATGTAAAGGCTGTTGATGACCCAATGGGCAGTATGGCGATGTGGTCTAACAATGCTACAGCTGTCTCTTCTATGAAGATTAATGGTTCTTACACTTATCAAGGAGCAAGTCAAATAAAAACCGAAACTGGCGTTATGATGGTTGCTTTAAACTCTGGCAAAAAGAATTATGGGACAATGCCTACTACGACTGATAATAAGTGGTACGGTCCAGCTTATCGCTATACGGGTATGACTAATAGCTTAACTGATTGGCGAATACGGACAGGTGTCCATCACATTAAGTATAGTGGTACTCATAACGGGCGGGCAATTGGTCAAGTTGCTGTTTTACTGCTAGACACTAACGGAGAAACGATTGGCAGGTTTGGGATTGTTGACCATGGTAGTGGCGCCCGTCCTAAAGCGTACCTGCAATTAACTGAACCTGGTGGTAGCTTTGATACTGGGGATGGTATTCACAAAGATATTTACTATGGGTATGGCCCATCTAAGGCATTCACAAATAAAAAAGATGCTAAAATAAAAATTAAGACAGGCACAACGACTAAGACTGTTAAAAAAACAAGTAAGTCTAAATCAGGTAAAACCACAACTAAATCTGTCAAGGAGACTGTTAACAAATACACTACGGTTGTTAATAAAAAAGAAACTGACGCACTCTCAAGTGCTTGGATAGTGCTTGATATGACTAAAGTAGGGCAAACCTATACATGGTCAATCACACAATACAATACGTCTACTGGTCAGCCGTATACGGACGCTAGCAAGTATTTAATTGTTCATGGCACATATGTAGATACGGGTAAAAAGTACGACACCGCCCTAGGAGGGATTGGCAGTGTTATGTTAAAAAAGCCCATTACCGAAGATGTCGAAAAGGTGGCCTATATTAATCCGTTTTTGTCCATTACTGGGTTAAAAATTTGGCAAGTTAATTCGGTGCCAGCGAATACACCAACCTACATTGCTAATGCCGGTCAAGAGATTGTGCTGAACTGTGAAGATGAAAGCACAACCATCGGTGGTAAGCTGGTCAGTCCTGTCTGGTCAACGGATTATCCTAAGCTTAGTCCAGGGGTTAATAGCTTAACCATGACTGGGGACTTAGATGATGCAACCATCGTTCTCAAGTATTTACCCAGATTACTATAGCAGCACTTTAAAGGCTTCCCAATTGGGTGGCCTTTTTACATAACTAAATAAGGAGGTTAACAAATGGCTTTAAATAACCAGTATTTAATTCTAGACCCTAATTTAAAGCGGATTGGCACTCTGACCGTTGATGGAGCCACTAAGTTCTCTAATGACAGCGTCAAGATTCAACTAGCTGATTCAGACACAACTAGCACGTCATACGATGACGATGTTAGTGTGGGAACAAATGACAACTTTAACGGCACAATTAATCTAAATGCCCAATCTAAAAAGTTCGACCATCAAGGCTCTTTAGATGTGCTTCAAGGCCAGCCTGATTCAGATAAAGTGGTGGCTGGTAATAATCTCGCCTATTACGATGAGCTTTCAGGCCATTGGTATGTCATGTACATTTACTCAACTGACAACGCTTCTAGTGCCGCTGTTAAACATGTCACAACGGTTAACTTCACCAATTTATGCTTGTACAGTTTAGCTCATCATTATCCTATTGCTACTACAGCTAGTGCAAGCACGATTCAGACGGCCTTTAACGAGTGTTTTAACGCCACTGGTTGGACACTAGACTATCAGACCACTAATGTGATGACCCCATCGATTACCATTGACGGCAAAACTAAAGCTAGCACGCTATTACAGACACTTATTCAAACCTATGATGTTGAAATTGACCCTTATGTTGAGATTGACTCACAAGGGAACATCACGAAAAAGGTGTGTGTCATTACTGACAAGCTGAACAATGATGTGGTCTATAACGAGGCGGTATTCGGTAAGAATATGACTAGTATTAAACGGACAACGGTATCAACACCCGTGACTAAATTAATTCCATACGGGGCTAGTGGTAGTACGATTGCCGCCGTTAACGATGGTAAGCCTTACATTGTTGATGATGACGCTAACCAGAAATATAACCCGGGTTGGCAAGCTGGGCTTTATTATGAGGCCGTAGTAACTGCAAACAGTATCAATGATGCCTCTGGGTTAAAGGCTTGGGCGCAAGAAATGCTTGAGTTATACAACCACCCTAGAACATATTACGAGGTTGCTGTAACGCCGACTTTCAACCCACCATTAGGTGCCACGATTAGATTTAAAGATGAGCTAATTAAACCGGTATTAGACGCCAGTGGTCGCGTTATTCAACGGACAATCAGCTTTGCTAACCCATATGGCAACACGGTTGGCTTTGGTGAGTATACCACGGTTCAAGTTGCCACCCCAGCATGGCTAGAAGGATTAACCAGTGCTCTCGATGATGCCGTCTCTAAGGCTAAAAGTGATGCTAGTACGATTGTACCGACAATCCTTCATCCAGATGGCTTAGACTTTGCAACCGGTGAAACTTCCAAACGGCTTATTTTAACGGCTCACGAGGGGAACGAGAATATCAGTGCTTATGTTGATTCATTAGGTTTTGTTTGGGGTCGAACTGACGATAACGGTAACGTTGATACATCCTATGCCAAAACTGGGTACTTAAATAACGTATTAGCCGGAACTACAGGTAATATCCGTGCCCAGATTGATGGGGATTACATCACTGACAACCCTGAAATCAGTATCAATGATGCTACTTGGATAAAATTTGGCTCATTTAATGCTTATGATAATGACGTCAATAGAGTCATGCAACATGCTGAACAATTAAGTGATGGTCGCTGGATGACGAGTCAAGCCGATTGTACGTATACGTTAAGGGACGCTAATTTAAAATACGTCTCTAAAATGAGCGTTACTAATGGCGGGCATGGGACGTCCTTTGGCGTAACCATCGAGAATAGCAAAATTTACATTTTTGCTCCATTGAAGACAACTACTGGATACGATCTCGTTAAGATTCCTTTTACGGCTGGTAAGACTTTAGACACTAATGGTGTGACTCATTTATTAAGCTTTGACCATTATATTCGGGTTAATTATGATGCGACTAATGACTACTTTGGCTTGACTGACACCAGCTTAAACTACTATGTGTTAAAAGGTAGTGACGTCAGAAACGGCGTTTACAACGTTCTCTATCAAATAGCTTTAACGGACTATGGCTATGACATTGATACTCAGATTTATCAAGGCCAATTGTTGGACTTCCCGTATGTATATTTTCAATCGGGAAATCAAAACGATGGGGACACCTGTCAGATGTATGCCATTAACCTGATTCACGAGGGCGAATGCTTCAATTACATTTATGACTTCACAGATAAACTAGGGCTATCGGGCTATATCGAGCCAGAAGGATTAGCTTTTGCTACCGTGAATGGGACTAAAGTTCTCATGAATTTTCTAACTTCGACTGTTGGCGTAAACACGATCCCTAAAACGGAATACTTCTATCAGGTTAGTGTAACAAGCCGGACACCGATGACTGCAAGTGATGGATCCGACGACGATTCAAATGACAATGATTGAGAGGAGGCGAACTAATGACAAAAAGTCGAACGGTGGAAGTGAACGTGACCCAGTCAACATTAGTTGGGCAAACTGCGCAAGTTACAGCTGATAATGCGGCTAGTCAGGCAGGAAGTGCTGATAGTGCTGCTTTAATTGCACAGTCAATGGCAAATGCTGCTAAAGCTGACGCTGATAGTAATTACAACTATGCTAATTCAGAGATAGCTGTACAATCTACAGCTACTGCTAAAGCTCAAAGCACAGCTGATAATGCGTTTAGCCAAGCTCAAGCAGTTGGTAGTCAAGCCAGCGCTGGGATACAAAACAACTCTACAGCTACTGCTAAGGCTCAAAGCACGGCTGATAATGCCTTTAGCCAAGCAACTACAGCGATAGATAATGGCAAAGTAACTAGTCAAGCAGTAACAGACTTAAAAGACGGTTCCAAGCTAACGATTGCTGAACTAGAAAATGGACTAGCCACCAAAGTTGCTAACTCAGAATATGCTAGCTACCAAACACAAACAGCTAGTCAAATTGCTAGCAAAGTTGATAATGGTGCTTTCTCAGCCTATCAAACGCAGACTGCTGACTTGCTAGCTCAAAAGGTAGCCACTAGTGACTTCTCAGCCTACCAAGCTACAACCGCTAAATCGATTGATAATAAGGTATCGTCTAACGACTTTAACACGTACAAAACCCAAACTGCTGACTTGATTGATGACAAAGTTTCTAGCTCAGAGTATGCGTCTGATAAAACACAGACTGCTAGTGAGATAGCGGATAGAGTAAGTAATAGTGCTTTCTCAACCTATCAAACGCAGACGGCTAGTCAAATTGCTAGCAAAGTTGATAATGGTGCTTTCTCAGCTTATCAAACAACTACCGCTGACTTGATAGCCCAAAAGGTGGCTACTAGTGACTTCTCAGCTTACCAAGCTACAACTGCTAAGGCAATATCTAGCAAAGTTGAATCTAGTGATTTCAACACGTACAAAACCCAAACTGCTGGCATGATTGCTAGCAAGGTTTCAACGGTTGATTTCAACAACTTAAAAATAAGCAACCGTAACCTAGCACTTGGAACTGCAACACCATTCACAATGACTGGTAATGGTTCTACAAATAATGCAGTTGACATGTATTCAACATCAGGCACAATAGCAAAGGGAACTACCCTTACGGTAACCTTCGATATTACGTCAACAAAATCAGAAGGTACCTACTATATTCAATTTACAGGTGGAACGTGGCAGGATGTTATGGGTTCCCGTCAATCACTGGTGTCTGGAACACAGCATCACTCATATACTTTCACAACAACTGATAACTTTTCAGATGGTCTTCAATTACGATTGGATAATGCAACCGCAAAAGTAACTGTTTCTAATTTCATTATCTCTGAGTCTTCAAAAGAGGTAAGTTGGACACCAGCACCAGAGGACCAAGCTACACAGTCTCAAATCACGCAGTTAAGTCATGATATTAACCTTAGAGTTACTAAGGGGGATTTAATTGACCAGATTAATATTCAAGCTGGTAACACCCTGATTTCATCTAGTGGTCAGTTAACACTAGCTGCTGATACGATTTACTTTGACACTAAGAAGCCAGTTATAATTCCTAGCGCCAATATCACAGGGACATTAAATGGTAAAACAATAACTGGTTCAACTATAAATGGGACAACGTTTAACGCTGGTGATATTAGTACTGATGCGAATAATACGAATAAAGTGTATCCGTTTCACATTAGTGACGGTGGTAACGCGACGGCGACAGCTTTTAATACCATGGACGTCAAGCAAAGTGCCATGGTTCCTGGTGGTTTGAGGCTAAAGTATCGAGCAACCAGTAGTAGTGACACCAAATACGGCGCCTATGACGTGACATTAGAAGCCGATCAGCTGGTGTTAAATTCAGGATATACGACCGGCAAAGATACCACGTTTTCACAGTCAGTATCGGGCACACAACTAACTGGGCAAGTTGTTGTCAGTCCGTTGGACGGGTTGAGACTATATGGTGATACCCAAACTATTCACTTTAATGGGATGTCAGCGGATACCACCCCGAAGGGAATCGCTTTTACACCTTACGGGAACATAAACGCGACTGGCACTCAGGGAACTTGGTATCTGGGTCATGACAATAGTTTACAGACTGCCAACTTCGGAATCGACAGTGCTGGCAGTAATTTGATTAACTTTTATCGACCACTATTTGTTGACGAAATAGGTGCACTTACTTCTAGTAACGGCCACGCTCTACTTATTCATGGTGATGATAACGGAGAAAGTGGTAGTACGGGACAAATGTTATTCAGAAAGGATAGTAGAAGTGCTCAGGTTGTATCTGCTTCTATTTATAACAGGACATATTCTAGTGGTTCAAATGTAAAGGTCACAAGTTATGGGACTTTAGGACGTGTCACATCTGCAAGTAAGTACAAACTAGACATCACTAAAGAAACCAGTCTAGAACCAGCAAATAAACTGTTATCAATTGATAGGTCTAGCTGGGTTGACAAGAGCTCAGCCGAGTTACTAGCAGACTCAAAAACAAATGGTACTGAGCTATCTGAGCCAGAGATTAATGTTAATCGACACTATGGTCTAATTGCAGAAGACCTTATTAAAGCCGGCCTAGATGAGTTTGTGATTAAAGGAGACAAGGGGCAAGCAGAAGGTATTGAATATGACCGCCTATGGATTACTCTTATCCCAAAAATAAGACAACTTTCAAATGAAAATATTCAGAATAAAATGACAATATCTAAACTAGAATCTGAAATTAAAGAATTAAAACAAGAAAGGTAGTTAGAATATGAATGCAATCCAAATCACAGGAAGCAACCCACAGGCAGACGGAACATGGAAGGTAGGCTATAATGCAACCTATGAGGACAACCTTCATATTGAGGGCTTTGTATATGTACCTCAAGAGGACATGGACAATATGAGGATGCGAGACTTACCAGACTACGTTAGCAATAAAATTGTCTCAGAACTATCAAAAGGGTCACCTTCTATAGATTCTGTAGGTACTACTGATGATAGCGTTACGACTAAAGCAAAATAATTATTAGGAGAGTGCCATTAATATCAGACGGCTCTAACTACCACACAGGAGGCTTAAATTATGAATGTCGATGCACAAGCTTTAATCAACAAGCTGACAAGTAACTATGCCCAAGAGATTGCCCTTAAAGACCAGCAGTTAGCGATGGCACAAGTTCAAATTGACCAGCTAAATGCCAAGTTGGCAGAAAAGGAGGCACCTAAAGATGGCGAAAACGCTTAGTTTTACTGATACTTCACCACAGACGGTTAAAATTGGTGATACCACGACCAGTTTTACGTTAATTTGTGGCAATGATAATGTGGCCACTGATTTAACTAAGGCCACTTCAATTACTGTTAAACTGGGTAATGCTAGTGGCTACCTTAAATCGGCCACAGTTGACCCAGCTAGTTTAACCGACCCAACGACTGGTCAAGTTACCGTTAACTTTAATGCTGACTTGATGACTAGTTTAACTGCTGGTAGCTATGCCATTGAAGTATGGGTGGTTGATCCTACTGGGACGTCAATCTACCCTAGTGATGGGTCAACCGGTTTCACCATTACCAATAACATTCAAAGTGCCAATGGCTCAGTTATTACAACAATTACTTTTGACGATTTCGTTAAAGAACTGAATAAAGCCGCAAGCACTATTGACAAGGGTGATAAAGGTGATGATGGTCTGTCTGCCTACCAAGTCGCAGTAAGTAATGGCTATCATGGTTCACAAACGGACTGGTTGGCTTCTCTCGTTGGCCCTAAAGGCAACAAGGGTGATGATGCTACTGTTAACGTAGTCACCCAAGCACAGTATGATGCACTAACTGACAAAACCGGCTTATACGTGATTCAGGGGTGATTTAAATGGCAGATATAACACATGGCGCGTGGATTAAAGATGGTAAGGCTGTTGATGTGGTTTATCAAGGTGGCGTTAAGGTGTATGGTAAGAATCTAATACTAAATAGCTCGACACCTAAAGTCATTATACGCCCAGACCAAAATCTGGGCTACCCTAATTGGACTAATACAGCAGTATATTGGCGCTTAAAAAGCAATGTGACCTATACTTTCTCAGCTTTGGCTACAGCTGAGACAACTGACAAATCAGCGGAACAATGGGGCATTCGAATTTTTAAGACTTATGGAAATCATGAAGCTACGCATATTAACTTACCCGCAAATACAGGTAAACGGCAGTCTTTCACATTTACGACACCAGATGACGGAATATCCTATGATGTTTTGATTTATTCTGGAGGAGTAGGGGTAGGCTACACACCATCTGATTTAAAGATTGTTACAACCGTCTCAGATTATAAGCTGGAAAAAGGCAGTGTAGCTACCCCATGGACGCCGGCGCCTGAAGACATATTAAATTAGGAGGCAGACAATTGAATAAGCACAAGTTAAAGGCACTCATCTTAACGGTGGGCGCCATTTTTATGGCCTTTTTAATGGTCAATGTTACCAGTCAGGCTTCAACTAGCCGTGACCAAGGGGTTGATTGGTCTAAGTATAACGGTAATAGTGGGACATTCGGCTACAACACTGATAAGTTCGTATTCTCACAGGCGGGTGGCTTCTATGGCGGTACTAATATCCCTCAGACCACTTATGCTAGTCAAGTTAAATCGGCTCAGCAGGCTGGTAAACGAGTGCATACCTATTTGTGGGACGGTGTTGGTGGCAATATGACCAATGCCAAGGCGATGATGGCCTATTACTTGCCACGGATTAGGACACCCAAGGGTAGTATTGTCGCACTAGACTATGAGGACGGTGCTTCTAATAGCGTGACAGCTAACACTAATGCCATTCTAGCTCAGATGGCCCTCATTAAGGCGGCTGGTTATACCCCTATGTTGTATTCCGGTAAAGCTTACCTCAATGCACATGTTAATGTGAGCGCCATTGTACGTGCCTATGGTAGCTGTCTATGGCTAGCTGAGTATCCAGACTATCTGGTTAGAACTAGTCCTGATTACAACTACTTCCCTAGCATGAATGGCGTGGCTATCTTTCAATTCACTAGCATGTATAAAGCAGGCGGACTAGATGGCAATGTCGATTTAACAGGCATTACTAAGTCGGGTTATACGACTGCTAGCAAGGCTAAAGCACAGGCCAATGTTAAGCAGGCTCATAAACAGGCAGCTAAGAAAGCCACCTTTAAGGTTGTCAAATACAACCAACGTGGGGTATTTTATCCTAACCGGACACTAGCTGTTCGTTATACGGATTCAGACAAAGTACGTCAAGTTGCTACCTATTACAAAGGCGAGAGCGTGACTTACAATGCCGTCATTATTGAGCATGACTATGTATGGGCACGTTACACCCGTTCAAATGGCCTATACGGCTTCATTAAGCTAGGTGTCACCAACGGGCAAGGATATGGAAAACGAGTTACTGGTCAGCCGGTTAGCCATACGTATTACACAGTCAAGTATGGTGACAGCTGGTGGACAATTGCACAACGCAACGGCCTGAACATGACTACATTAGCTAGTCAGAACGGCAAGACAATTTATACCACTATCTATCCCGGCCAGAGATTGGTGGTGCGGTAATGGCACAATACGACGATACAACTAAGTTATTAATGGATATTCAAAAGGATGTGGCTGCCACCAAAACGAAAGTTGAGAACATCGAAGAAAAGCTGAATCAAGTTGACGATATTGGTGACAAAGCGGACAAGGCACTGGCCAAGTCCATCGAAGCTAGCCATCAAATCGACCGCGTTACAACTATTCAAAATTGGTTGATCGGGGTCTTAGTTAGTGGCGTACTCGTCACGTTAGTTATTTATATCGCAGAAAAGTTTTTATAGGAGGATATTATGAAAAAAATTAGTTTTAAGAATGCTGATGGAAGCTTAAATGGTAAGTTGATTGCTGGTATTATTTCGTTGCTGATCGTTTTGATTCAACAAATCTTTGCCATGTTTGGTATTAAGTTTACTGGTGACTGGTCAGCCATTGTCGCTGTTATCAACACGGTATTAACAATCCTTGGTATGCTGGGCGTTATTACTGACGTTCAAACAGTAACGGCACCAACGACTGATAACGATGAGGAAAGTCAGATTGAAGCGACCGCTAATCAGGCCGCTGACGAATTACAAGCACCCACGTCTACAGTCGCTGTAGTGAATAGTTCTGCATCATCTGACACTGAAACGGCGTCAGAATCCGCCTCACAAGCAGCAAAATAGTGCTATAATGATTGTTGGCTATAACTTGATATAGAGTTTCATTCATTGTGGAGCTTGATCACTCTGCAACATTTCCCCTGCGTTTCGGCGTGGGGGATTTTTAGTTTGGCAGAAGTATACAAAAAAGGACCAGTCAAGACTGGCCCAATGCTTAAAGTAAAATAGGTGTTTTTCTGTTATCCCCTCCCTAAAGGCCAAGGGAAAACGTTAATAATTATACATCAAAGCTGGCAAATGTAAAGAGGCTTATAGGCTACTCCGAGTATTGCGATACAGATTGATAAGCGTTGTCATTTCTCGATCAAGCTTTACAAAACGGTAAATAATAAGTATAATGCTAGCTGTCTCTAGGATGTTTCTAGATGATAGTTATAACTTGATTAATGCCCCTGCGTTTCAGCGTGGGGGATTTTTTTATGTATTACCCGCCTAGGGATTTTGGTGCACTTTTGGTGCATTCTTACTTTTGATGGGCTGTAAAAGCCTTGATATCGGTATATTTAGGTACAGGTTCGAATCCTGCCTGGGGCATTAGTTTTATTTTCGATATGTTCTACTTGGAAAAGTCCTCGATTATTCGAGGACTTTTTTGTTTTTTTGTTTGAGACGCAATCAGATATTTTAATTAAAAAGCGGTCCATCTCAGCCATTATTCACTTCGAGTGATAGCTGAGATGGACCGTTCTGAGTTTGTTTCTAAATTCCACTAATTCGTCTGTTTCGTCGTAATATTACCATTTGCATAAACAAAGTAACTATTCAAATAATGACCGCGGCCACCATCCGTCTTTTTGCGGTAGGCGTCCACTTGATAATAGTGGTGTCCCTGGCCATCGCGATTAGCGGTGGGGATGACTGCAAACGTCTGCGACTTCGGCTCGTGGAGTACCTGGGCAACTGCTTGAGCGGCACCCGTGGCACTCGTAATATGGTCATTCGTGGCTTGATAATTATTGCCGAGACGCTTTTTGGCACTCGCGTCGGCCGCTTGATTGTCGCGCCGAGTTTGTTCTGCGCGGTCTGATGCAGCGACCGAACTGGCCGTTTTGGTTGAGATACTTGGTTCAGCTTGTGAGGTGCAGCCGGCCAATAGTAATAGGCTGCAAAGTCCGATAATGATTCCCCGAGTCAC